TATAAAAAAATAAAATCATTTCCAAATAATATATCTTTTCAGCAAAAGCAAATAATAAATAAGCTAAAAAGAAAAGCCTACGAAAGTGACAGCGAAATGCCAATGCCTTTGTTAAGACCTAATGTTAATCAAAGTTGGAACGATATATTTTTCTTATATAAACTTTACTTGAAGGTATGCGGTAATGTTTATTTATATAAACAAACAGTTTTGGAAGGCGCGAACGCTGGTAAACCTTTGCAATTATACATACTTCCATCTCATTGGATGCAAATAGTTTTAAAATCAACAGCTAATGTTTTAGGTATTGAAAACCCAATTGATTATTATATCATGGAGCAAGGTAATCAATTTGTAAGATTTGAATCTGATAGCATAATTCATATAAAACGTGCAAATCCTTTTTATAATCAAAACGGTTCACATCTTTATGGTTTTAGCGAATTAATGGCGGCTATTAGAAATATAAACAGTTCTAATAATGCTATTGATAACAATACAAAAACAATGCAAAACAGCGGAGTTTATGGCTTCATTCATTCGGGCGATGGAGCAACTCCTTTAACCGCTGAACAAGGGCAATCCTTAAAAGACCGTTTAGTTGAAATGGATAATAATAACGAAAGGCTTTCAAACATTGCGGGCGCTAGTGGTAAATTAGGTTTTACTAGAATTTCATTAACAACCGACGAATTAAAGCCGTTTGATTATTTAAGCTACGACCGTAGAACTTTGGCAAATTCATTGAATTGGAATGTAGATTTATTGAACGAAGAACGAGACGGTGCAGGATTTGGAGTTGATACCATGAATGAAGCGCGTAAAAGAGTTATAACTGATAATATAAAACCCGATTTGGATTTATTGGCTGAGTACTTAAATTTGGAGTTTATACAAAAGTTTAAAGGTTATGAGAATGCAGTTATTGAATGGGATATTTCAGAATTGCCCGAAATGCAAACAGATATGGAAACAATGTCAAAGTGGATTAACTCAGTTCCTTTGACTTTAAACGAAAGACGTGAGGTATTCAACTATGAAGAAATAGACGATGAAATGATGAATGAAGTTTATATTCCAAATGGAATTATAAACATTAACGACCCTAGTCTAAACGATATGCAAGGAAATGGACAAGCTACGATATAGACAAGAAGTACAAACCTATCGAATTGTAAGGCGTAATATCTTAAAGATAGTTAATGCTATTCCTTTTAATAATATGGCTAAATTAACGTTTCAATCTTTGATTTATAGCAATGTTACAGAAACGCAAATAAAGGAAATGTATAAAGAAATTTACACTACTTTAATAAAGCCACAATATAAAAGAAGTTTAGTAAAAGCTGAGATAGATTTTGAAATGATTATTAATCAGTGGTTAAATAGTAATGCAGGATTAAGGATTGTTTCAGTACATTCAACATTAATAGAAAGTATTATAAAAGTAATTCAACAAGGGTATAATGATAATATAAGCGTTGCAGATATAACACGAAATTTACAAAATAAGTTTGGTTGGTATAAAACACAAGCGTTGAGAATTGCACGAACTGAAACAACTACCGCCACAAATTACGCTACTGTTTTAGCTGCTCAAAATTCAGATTATCAATTAGAGAAAACTTGGATAAGCGTACAAGATAATAGAACTAGAAGACCGCCACATTCAATATATGACCATTTAGATATGAACGGTGTTAAAGTAGATGCTTTACAACCTTTTTTTACAAGTGGTGAAGAGATAGACTATCCGGGTGACCCAAACGCGAAAGCTGGAAACGTTATAAATTGCCGTTGTAAAGTAGTGTTTACGATTAAAGAAGATGAATACGGATTACCAATACGAAAAATAAAATAAAGTTTATTTAGACTAATTAAAAATAATTAATATATTTGTATTATGATTGGTATTTATAAAATAACGTCTCCGAGTAAAAAAATATATATCGGTCAAAGTATTGATATTGAAAAACGATTTTCTAGTTATTTAAAACTGGCTAATAGAAATAAAAGTCAAGTAAAATTACATCGTTCATTTTTAAAATATGGAGTTGAAAATCATAAATTTGAAATAATTTACGAATGTGAAATATCTGAACTAAACGAAAAGGAAAGGTATTATCAAGAGTTTTTTAATTGTTTAAATAACGGATTAAATTGTAGGTTAACTACTGTTTTAGATAAAAGTGGTTCTTTTTCAGATGAGTCTAAATTGAAAATGAGTATATCAGGTAAAAGTAAAATATTTACAAAAGAACATAAAGAAAATATTAGCAAATCAAATACCAGACCTATGTTAGGTAAAAAACATTCTAAAGAAACAATAGAATTAATGAGTGCTAATAGAAAAGGATTTGCAAGTAGGAAAGGAGCTGTTTTGTCAGATGAAACAAAAAATAAAATGTCATTAAAAGCGACTGGTAGAAAAGCAAGTGAGGAAACAAAACTAAAAATGTCTATAACTAGAAAAGCAATAGCTTTAAAGAATAAACTAGAAAAAAATAATTAATATGGAAAATTTAGGATTTAAACAAATTTCTATTGACTTAAAAGATTTAGACAATAAAAAAGGAATAATTGTAGCATACGCAAATACTTATAACTTTAAGGATAGTGATGGCGATGTTTCAGCTTATGGAAGTTTTAACAAAAGCGTTAGCGAAAACTTTAAACGCATTCGAGTTTTAAAAGACCACAATCCAACTATTATGGTTGGAGTTCCTTTAGTAATAGACACTAAAGATACTTATGGATTGCTTACTACAACTCAATTTAATATGAATAAAACAGCCGCAAGGGATTTATTCGAAGATGTTAAATTAATGCATGAAAGCGGTTTAAATGCTGAGTTGTCTATTGGTTATAAAGTAATGCAAAGAGATACGAAAAACAAAAGTATCATTAACGAATATAAGTTAATGGAATACTCTTTTTTATCTAGTTGGGCGGCTAATGAATTAGCAACAGTGCAAAACATAAAATCTATAAAATCGCATTACGGATTAATGGAATTAATACAAAAATCATATAATTTGGATTATTCAGATGAACGTTTAAGACAAATTGAAACATTATTAAAAGCACTTGATAAAGAGCCGTCAGAAGATGACACTCCAGAAGATGAGCCGCTTTATTTAGAAACTTTAAAATTATTTACAAACTCTTTAATCCTTAAATAAAATGGACGAGAAATTATTAGCCGAATTGGCAAACATTAAAAGCGGTTTAGAAACTAAAACTGCAACAGAAGTAAAAAGCGCACTAGATGCTTTCGAAACTAAACTTTCTGCAACAAACAAAAATCAGTTTGAAACTGAATTAAAAGCTGCAACCGATGCACTAGCATTGAAATTTGCTACTGATTTAAAAGTAGTGCAGGACCATGCAGATAAATTGGATGTGAAACTTCAAGAAAAAGGCGCTTTAACTAAAAATGAAGATACTTTGGTAAAATCTATTACTGAAAACTTCAAAGGTATTTCAGAAGTTAGAAAAGGAAACGCATTCCAAACTAAAGCTGTTGGAGATATGACATTGGGAGTTAATCTTTCAGGTGACCAATCTAGAGATTATAACTTTAACGTTGTAACTATACCAGGACAAGCGGTAAACGTTTCTGATTTAGTTGGAAGTGTAAACATCTCAGGAGGTACTTATACTTTCCCTGTTGAAGGTGCTGGAGAAGGCGCAATCGCTACGCAAACAGAAGGTTCTTCTAAAGCGCAAAGAGATTATGACTTCACAATGGTTGACGTAAACACTGACTTTATTGCAGGTTTTACACGTTACTCTAAAAAAATGGCAAACAACCTACCATTTTTAACAAGCTTTATTCCTAATGCTTTGAGACGTGATTATGCAAAAGCTGAGAACGCTGCCTTTAATACGGTATTAGCTAATGCTGCAACTGCATCAACTGAAATCATTACGGGTCAAAATAAAATAGAAATGTTGATTGCTGAAATCGCAAAACAACAAAACATTAACTACCTAGTTAACGGTATCGTTGTGAGACCTTCTGATTATTGGGACATTTTGATTACTGAAAAATCAACAGGTGCAGGATACGGATTGCCAGGTGTTGTAACTTTTGAAGGTGGGCAATTAAGAATTAACGGTATTCCAATTTACCAAGCTACTTGGGTAACTGCAAACAAATATTTTGTTGGAGATTGGACTAGAGTAAACAAAATTGTAACTGAAGGATTGTCTTTGGAGTTCTCAGAGCAAGAAGGTACAAACTTTGTTAAAAATAACATCACTGCTAGAATTGAAGCGCAAGTCGCTTTAGCTGTTGAACAGCCTTTAGCATTGGTTTACGGTGATTTTACTGCCGTATAGTGTTTATAGATTAATAATAATTAAACCCTTTGCAATTTGTAAAGGGTTTTTTTATATCTTTGATTTATGAAAACAATAAGTTATGATTGGTCAGATTGTATGACAAAAGAAAAAGCTATTGAAATACTTTTCGATAATTTAAAAGAAAAAGGTATTTCTGATTTTGTAGAAAAAATAGATTACAGACAAAACGGGTGTAATATTTATTTCTCTAAAAACTTATAGACATGAAAAATATATTTATATTATTAGCATTTGTTTTATTTAGTTGCAGTTCGGAAGAACAACCCGCTCCAGAAGTTCCAAAAACTTGTTATAACATTTTAGCAAGAGGAACGGATCAAAACGGGGATTTTATTATTATTAAGTATTCTAACTATACACAAAAGAAATATTCAGTAAGTAACTATTTAGATTATTTAAATACGCCTACGATTTGCGAACCAATAAATTTAACACAAATTGAATTATGAAAAAATACAAAGTAATTAAGGCTTTTTATAAGCTATCAGAGCAAAAGAATTATGCAATAGGTGATATTATTAAATTATCTAATGATGATGCTAAGGCTATGAATTGGTATGTAGTTGAGGTAAAAGAAGTAAAACCAAAGAAAAATGACTAATTATATCGATGTAATATCTTTAGAACAAGCAAAGTTATATCTTAAAATAGACGAAGGGCAAACCATTACAGATAATGAAATTACTGGAATGATTAATAGTGCCTTATCTTTTATCGAAAAAAGAACAAATCACATATTTAAAACGCGCGACAAAGTATATTACAAAGATTGTGCTTTAGTTCAACAAGTGAAAGTATATGATTTTCCTATTGATAATACCGTTACTGAATTAGATATAATTTACAGACCGCTTTATGCTATTGTGCCAACCGTTAACGATATGGTTACTTTAACTATTGGTTATGAAAATTTAGAAGATATTCCGAGCGAGTTAATAGATAGTGCTTTGCAACTTATTAACTTTTGGTTCTATAATTCAGAAACTAAAAACGCTATGAATACAGTCCCTGATTTTGTAATGCAAAATATCGATATTAACAGACGTTTTTTATGATAGCTAGAAAATATACTAAACACGTAGAGTTATGGGTTACAAGCACTGTTTCGGATGGGTATGGTGGCAATACAGTTACT